CATCACAATATCCTGTGGTGTCCCCAGCGTGGTTGTGGCAAATACATACATTGCACAGATCACAACGCTGATCCCACCAAGAATAAGCGGGATGTACTTATCTTTTACTGCCTGTGCCTGCTTGAGTGCCATCCCCACAAAATACAGGGCAATGGCTACCACAATAAGTTCCGGTTTTACATAATTTACAATCTGTTCCATAATCATTCTCCTTTTCTTTTAATATGCAGCTCTTCGATTTCCTGTTTCATTTTTGTTACCATGCCGTTCCCGCCTAATTCGTGATATGCTGCGTACATCTCGCAGTAATTCTGGTAAGCATATGACGGGATGGTCCCAAGTGCTGTATACTTTGCGTGATACTCTATGAGCTGGACGCGAAGCAGAAGCATCGTTCCTTTGCTGTTAGCGTCTCTGTCTTTTTTCTGATTTTTCAGGAGCCAGACGATGTAGCCTAAGAGTACCGGTAATACAATAGTATATGTCTGGATAAGTATTTCTTTCACTATTCCACTCTTTCTCCGGTTGCGCCGGCGCAATTAAAAATAAACATAAAAATATATCAAAGCAAGGCAGTTATTCAATATTTTTTTGCTAAGAACTGCATTGATATAACTTTAAGGTAAAACAAAAGAGCCTTACGGCTCTGCTCTGATTTTCTTCATATTTCCTCTACAAATCTATTTTTTGGATTAATTGGTACAGGGCATTTCCAAATTCTTCTGGGGATCCGGTATAACCTGCCTTGGCAGCACCAATGTAGATACTTCCAGCAATATCTACTTTCACACCATTAAAATCTGTTATCATTATCGTTCCAGAATCTGTAATATATAAAGCATTACCGATCAGCTTTTTATCTTTTGCAAGTTTTGCTTCAGTTACCCGGCAGATTTGCAGGAAACTATTGGACGGTTCTTCTCCACGGATTACAATGTTTTCCTCATTAACATCGTAAAGATACATACCTCGGATAGATGTCTTGTAATATTCTCCCGTACTGGTCTGACATCCATTTGCTGTATTTGTGAGGTTTATATAACCGTCTGTTCCTGTTGCTGACTCTGGCACTGTAAAAGTGAATCCAGGTCTTTCATCTCCATAAATAGAAGATTTTATTTTATTTGTTTTGGGTATCCATTTTTCTCCTCCTGGAGAATAAATACGAAATGCCACATTTGCACCACCAGAATTATTTTCGTAAGTATCAAATCCTAACTCATACGTATGTCCTGCTTTAAAAGTACCATTTGGAAATGTCCAGCGTAAACCCGACCAGTTTGCAAAATCTTCTGGTTTATTCCAAGTAATATCGAAATCATAATCATCAATTTTATCCACAGTATAGCAGATCTTAAGATTGTTATTATTTGTAGCTGCATCTAATTTAGGTATCAGATTTGTATACCATTCTTTTGTGATATCTTCACCATACTCATCTACATCCACTACATAAAAATTAGCAAGATCAAAAATCTCTCCTGCGGAACCATTATAACAAATCCTCATTGACCATTTTTCTTCTTCTGTGTCTTCTGGAATAGTTACTGTTCTTATATATCCATAAAAATTATCTCCATAATAAGAAGACTTTCGTGTTGTATTAAGAGATGTTCGAATATTTGTCCAATTAATAACAGCGGGAGAATATGCATTAAAACCCCAATTATTGCCATTCGTGACTTCTTTTACAGTAAAACCAAATTCTAAAGTATGTCCTTTTTTATTAGTTATATCAACTTCTACATATGCGTTTATCTGCGTATTATTCAGTCGAGTAAGGCGAATACTATTCGTGTCATAATCTACTGTATTAACTGTCGCAATCCCTTTTTTTGCTGTGGCCTCAAGATTTTTTATAAAATTTGTTGTTGAAACAAAATTTGTCAAAATCAATTCCTTGCCCCAATCATCAATCATCATGCGGTGATAAATATTTGCAGTTGATTTATAAGATGTCTGAATTATGTTTACGTCTTTTTCAAGATTGTCCAGTCTCTGATCTGTTTCATATGCATACTGAGATAGTTTCTTAAAAGCATTATTTATTCTGACGCCATCAAAATAAATATAAATCTTTTTCAATGTCTTTTCGCTTACCGTCTCCCCCTGTGTGAGATTATCTCCTCTTATCACTTCTAATGTGTGTCCATTGGCATGAAGGATATAATGACCTTTATTTTTTCTTGTAATATCATATTCTTCCGTTTCCGGAATTAGGATTTTATCAAAAAAATCCGGAAGTTCCCATGTCAGCAGTCCGTTTAGATCAATATAGTGTGCACCACTGCACAGTGTGTCGCATACCAAATAAGTTGCTAATCCATAGAATTCTTCATCAGAAAGTTTCTCACCGGTTCCCGTGCCATATAAGTAATCATTTACTACAACTTTCGCTCCAACCTTATCGTACCAGTTCTGATAATAATTCCATACGCCCTCTGTGCCATTTACGTGTCTCCATAATGGCCGTCCATTAAATCCAACCTGTGAGTGACAGCTTTCCAATAGCATATAATCATCTGCCCCGATAGAAGAAGGAAGTCCATTTGGATTGGCTGTACTAACGGTATCTGCATACCAATCTTCTGAAAGCTGATTTGGGAATGCTGCCAGTCCTTTTGAATGCGTGAAGTCAACTAACTGAATATATTTTTCTCTCAATACAGAGGGGAAGCCTTGATTAACTCGTCCTTCTTCTGTTTCCATACCAGCATCGTCATAAAAACATCCATCTAACGATATACCACCCTCATATAGATCTATATACTTATCTTCGGTATGAGTAATACCATTATCATCCACCCATGTATACGTCTCAATAAATTGTTTTTTACCGTTTTTACTGCCACCAACATGTGCAGCGTACTCAAGTAGCTGGAATATTTCCCATTTCGTATGGATTCTGACTGCCCCAGGATGTTTCGCAGCTTCCTCGGCATCCCAGTAACCACCTTTTCCAAGGATATGACTCCAGTTCCCGTCTTTTCTCCATGAAGCAATAGTTATGTAATAAAATATCTTTAATTTCGGGTTGAGTTTTCTGGCTTTTGCAATAATAGCAAGTTGGCGTTCTTTGTCTGCTTCTGAAAAAGATCCTGCATACAAGCTTCCACCTGCCACTACAATCTCGTTCTGAGCAATTCGTGCTGCTGCCTCATCGTCCGTATTTCCAAATTCATATAGATTGTGATACCACAAACATGCTTTTCCCACCTGTCTGTGTTTTCCTTTTCGGATATCTGTACTCACATTCTTCAGAGCTTCATCCAGTCTGGTTCCATCATCGTCTACCTGGACAGCATGTGCGGCCACAAGCGGGAAGTCCTGTCCGTTTGCCGGAGTAATACCTGAGATCAGTTCTACGGATCCGTTGTATTTTGCCATGTCTTCCCTCCTACGTTACCTTAACTGTTTTCTTTCCTATGCTGCTATTATCTGATCGGTAGACTATATATTCTTCTGTATAACCGCTCAAATTCATGAAACTGAGTGTGCTTACTTTAGCAAAGCCTCCATCGAAACCGCCAACATTAAACACTGGAGCCCCGTATCTGGTCGGAAGAGCGTACCATACATACTGATCTGCTCCACTGTCTATAGTGAATATTTTTGTCCGATTCGCCTGCAGAGATCTGGATAAGCTTCGAATAAAAGCACTGTCCAGTTCTGTAGGAATACCGGCCTCACCATAATAAATGCCGTTATAAAATGTAATCCCTGTGTTCTTCTGTGCTGAATTATCTCTGTCATCTACAGCCAGTAGTGTAAACGTCTTATTTTCTTTCAATGCCGCATCTTTCAGGATTACTGACTGAACAGAATTCAGGCTGCTCATGGTCTGCCCATTCAGTATCACTGTTTCCGGAGTTTTATTTAATTCCCAGTTCAAAGTGATCTCGTTGATTACGCTGCCCAGTTCGGCAATACCAATATTATTGGAAAATGAAAGAATCTCAATGGGAACGTACTGCAGATCTTCCATCTGCTGTGTGATCTGTTTTATCTGATCGCCGACTGTTTTTGCATCTGCTGCCATTCCCGGCTTTGTAAGTGTATCATCCACATCTGGAAATCCCCCGGTGTTTCCTATTGTCCTTGCCAGTTCTTTCAGTGTGGTTCGTTTATTTGCCTTTCCATCCGTATCCAGGAGCATAACTTCATCAGCCTCTGACGGAGTCTGTTTTCTGGTATAATCTTTCCATCGTGCCATCTGTTTTTATACTCCTTCCAATCGTTTCTTGAGTTCCTCAATCTCCAGACGTTGTTCTTTCAGCATGACGAACATTGCCGGGATTACCACACGATAATTCCAGTCCTCGATCTTTCCATCTTTGTTATATACTGCCGCCTCCGGCATATGCTTTTCTACGTCTTCCGCCAGAAACATCGGCATATCTTTTCCATTAAAAGCATCACCTTCAGTAAGATAACCATCTTTGTATTTCGCCCAAACCGGCTGGATATTGTACCACTGCTCCATGCACTGTAGATCTTCCTGAACATCTTTATAACGTTCTGATGATGACGACAGATAAGCCAGTGTTGCTCCGTCGTTTGCAAACACCAGATGTCCGCCTGTAGTGACATGCTTACAGTTCAATATTTTAGGAGGTTTTTGAAATTCTGTCGCATTAACAATCTCAGCTACATCCAATTGATATAGTTCCAATTTATTCAGATTTCCATTCAGAACATCTGATCCGCCATCTGATGTATATGTGAAACCCTGCGTATCACCTTCAATTGAAATATCAATGTCACCATACGTATAATCATAATCAAGTATTTTGATGCCATATTCTTTCCGATTTCCTTCTGTAAAATCACTCATATCCCCAATCACAATACCCTTATAGTGGGTATGTTTCTTATCTTCCTGGTATTCTTTGAAATACGCCATCCCGCCTTGTGACATCCTGGCTTTCGGAGTACCGTTTTCATTGTACAGCGTAACGCCCTTTGCATCTGCCGTGACAATTACGTTCCCAGCTCCATCACAAATCTTCTGAATTCCGTTTTCGTTATTTTCTCCCCCTAACAACAACGTCCCTCCTCTTGCAGCATCAAATGAAAAGTACAAATGTCCATCCAGATAACGAATTCCTTTCCACTCACCATTATTAGTCAGAATATTCAAAACCTGTTCCTGAGTCAGGGCTTCTGCATCCAGGACAACTTCTACCGTCTGATAATCTATCACTGTCACCCCATCCAGAGCGTATAAAGTGCAACGTACTGCTGAAATTTCTTTTGGGCTTCCAGAAGACATCATGGACCAGGTTATGGAATTCTCACCGCCTGCCGGACTGTTGTAAATTGTCATCCAGGTTTTTCCATCGGAAGTTTCTTCAATCTTGAATCTGCCTTTATATGCCGTTCTTTCAACAGAATCACCCTCTCTGTAAAATCCCGAAAATGTAAGATTCTCCGGGGACATCGTTCCGTCTGCCATTCTTTTTACGATCGCAGCCGGGCAGTCCAGATAATACACTCTTCCATCATCACCCTTAATCCTGCTCCACTGATATTTTGCCGGATCTGTACTGTCGTCTTCCAAATAATCTGTATACTGCCCAATATAGATCTTATCTGAACTGTCAGATACAGAAAATCCTGTTTTTCCATCCGCACTATTTGCATATGCTATATGAAGGTAAGAAGTTTTTCCATCAATTCCGTTTGTACCAGGGATTCCTTTTGCCCCATCCCTCCCTTCAAATTTGCTCCAGGTATATTTCGTTGGGTCAGTACTGTCTTTCTCTGTAAAATCCACATAAGTGCCTATATAAGTGTCCGGTATCTCCGACATCTGAGAAGCAGAAGTTGGATTTGCAACTGCACTGTATTTAATGTGAAAATAAGAAGTTCTTCCATCTGCACCGTCTTTCCCGTCCGCTCCATCTTTACCGGGAATGCCATCTGTTCCATCTTCACCCTGCAGCCCCTGAAGTCCTCTCTGACCGGCATACAATTTTGCAACTGTGAATTTTCTCGTAAGACTCAGTTTGTTCAGATAAGTTGCCCGGATGCTCACCCAGCCACTGTTCGCTGACAGGGACTTTACCGTATATGTATGTGTAGAGTTATTCCAGGAGCCAGTTATACTGTCAGATGTAGTTATGGTAAAAGAACAGTCATCTGTAATATCTGTTGAATTATACAGTACCGTTGCTGTTGTAGTAACTGTTGGAAAAGCGCCTATAATACTTCCATCGTTATACACGGAAATGCTCTGATAATCATTGTCCAGCTGCATAGTCATATTGCGGGAGGATGCAATGGAGTTGTCTATTTCACTGAATTTCTCCTGTAAATTTTTCTTTCCCAGTATAAAACTGTTTGGGTCTATTTCTACTTCTCCCGTATCTGCATTTATCCGGAATGTAACCTTCCCATCATTGTCTTCTGCAGTAAGCCCTCTGGTATTAATCCATTTTGCCTGAATCCCAATCGCATATAAGATATTCAGAACCGCATCACCGTTGCTGTCGAATCCAGAAGTCCACTTTCCTGCCGCTGTGGTTGCTTCATCTGTCCCCTGATAATCAGAGGTCACAAAGAAACCGTCAGCTGCAGTCTTATATACGATCTTTGATTCTGCAAGACGCAGTTTGTTGTGCCTGTATGCAATCACGGATCCGTCCGGCTGCACAATCTCTGTATAATAAAATCCCAGTGCATTTGCTGCCAGATCATTCATCTGCTTTAATTTTATATCATATGCAGATATCTTTTCTTCTACCTTCCCAAGCACCTGTTCCACCTGTGCTCTCATGCCACTGGGATACTCTAATCCTTGTGTTTCCAGGCTCTTTGCTTTGCAGGAGAACTCTGTACCATCCGCAAAATTAAACTCTATGTCTGTAGCGTAGGATCTGTGCAGATTGCCCCTGCCGTCTTTAAACTGTATGGCATCACCAAAAGTCGCGTAACCTACCGGGATGCTGCTCAGGGAAAATGGAAGAAGTTCGAAGCCCTCCAGAATCTGTCCGATGCGGCTCACGCCCTCTTCCTCATTTCCTGCCAGAAGCTGATTATCACTGATATCAATAACATACCCTTCCGTTCCATACAAATATTCCTCGTCACCGTCTGTATACTTCACGCCGGTCACTATAATCGGATCTACGTCATTTTCTGCATCACCAACTACTGGCAGTTCATGTTCTGCTACAACTTTTTCGTATACAGTAATAATTTCTTCGTCTTCTGTGTCCAGGATTGACTGACCACTGACATCCGGCCATGGAATTTCTTCTATCAGAACCACATTGTCTTCCTTGTCAAATGTGACGATTCTCAGCAGATCATTTTCATCTATCCTTGCGTTGCCGCCGGCCAGTGCCGCAGCCATGCCGATCACCGCACGACAGGTCGTACCTTCCGGTGCTTTCTGTACCTGAAAGTCAGAATTCTTGAAATCCGCATCCCCCATCACAAGCCCGCACTGCCGGCAGGCATCCCGCAGGACTTCACCTGCAGTACATGGAAAGCTAAGATTCGTTTTATATGTACGGTCTGCTTTGCTCATGTAATCCAATAATGTCAGGTTAATCTCGCCGTCAATTGCCGGTTTCCTGCATACGATAAAACTACCTCTTTTAAAGGTTTCCAGGCGATCCGATAACTGCAAATTCATAAAAATTGTAAACACTGCTCCATTAAAGCTATATGCATCAAACTGTCCTTTGTCATTAACAAGGGAGAGTGTGGCTGTTTTTTCTATTGCCACTCCGATTGGAAAATCACTGCTGTCAGCTGCATCAATAATCCCGTTCCCGTCCAGATAGAAGTCTTTCTTTTCCAGTGAAAGTTTTGTCCCGTCTGCCAGAGTCACATTTGCTGTCACATAATAATTATGGTTCTTTTTTGATTCTTCTTTTAATTGTTCTGAAACGTTGATCAAATCTTTTCTATCCTCCTTATATTGATGGCCAGATCTGTCCAGCTTTCTTCGTTTTCTTCCAGATTCTGGGCTGTCATATTGTAGTTCGACGCATAGAACGTCCGGTCAATCCATTTACCTGGGATTGTAGGATCCTTATGGTGGAAAGTGAATTCTGATTTGTTGATCATTCCGTTCAGGATTACTGCAATTTCCTCCCAGCTCAAAACATCCCAGGTCAGATCGTATCCTCCGATCGTGCCCATCGGACTGTTATGCATGGACAGCTCCTGATCTCTTTTGGAGCTCTTGGTACTTGTAGTTGCAAATACCGGCTTATATGTAGACGGAGCTGCGATTGCAACCCCATCTACCGTAAAACTTTCTTCCCTCTTCAGGCCGGACATCTTACCACTCCTCTCCCAGTTTAAATGGATTCTTTCCTCCATTTCTGCTTCTCTGAAGTTCTCCCTCTTCCAAAATAATATTCAACAATTTTCTTCCGGAAGCTGTCACAGATACATTATAGGTATTTCCGTCCTGTTTCTGCGGGCTTTCTTCCCGAACAATCTTTCTCAGAAGTCCCTCCGGAGCTTCGATGTTATTTCCGGTTTTCTGGTCACCCAGGACTGCCAGAAATTCAGATCTTGGTGGAATAACAGCTCCACTTGCAAGATACGGAACAGAACTTACTCTCGGCAGATTCATCCAATAATTCCCCCATCTGTGCACTCCTGTCGGACCTACGACATCATAGGAAAATGTAAATGCATGCTCCACGCCTGATATTGCATTATTGATATTTCCTATCGTCCGGTTCACTTCTGAAATCATATTATTGAGTACTCTTGTGATTCCTGTTGTGCCGTTAGCAATCCCCTGTGCCAGTCCGTTTCCCATCCTGGTTCCTGCGTACTCCATAGAAGAAGACAGACTGTTCATTTTTCGATTTATCATTCCGATCATATCTGCTATGATCTGGCTGATTCGTTCGCTGGCTTTTTGCCATTTGAATGTCATTGTATTGTACTGGCCGCTAAAATGGGAATTTACTGTTTTCTGCATTTCTCCAAGCTTCAGGTTAGCCGTCTGTTTCATGCGATCCAGATTTTTGGAGACCTCTTCTGCAGAATTTCCCCAATTAGTAACCGTCGCTGTATTTACACCACCAGTAGCATCTTCTGCTGCCTTTTGAACATCTGCGAGATTCGCCTCTGCATCTGTCTTCATCTTGCCTGTAGCAGTACTTACTGTTTCCTGTGCCCCGACAATATTTTTGCTTACACTATTTCTCACAGCAACAGTAGCGCTTGGGAATTTCTTTTCAAGTGCCTGGTTCAGTTCATCCAGAGGTACACCTGCATCTTTCAGCGAATTGTATACCATATCAAACGCTTCCTGTGCTGTTGCTGCTGAACCACTTGTATTATTAAAGCTGCTCAAGATGCCCTGGTAAGTACCGGCATAATCACTTGAAGTCATACTCAGATCATACAGAACATCCCGAACTCCTTTAATCGCGTCCTTCACTGTGATGGAAGAAGTATCAATCTTTCCTGTTGTTTCAGAAAAACCAATTCCAAGGGCTTCCACCTTTGCAGTCATGTCTTCCACGAATTCTGTAGAAACTCCTGCCTGTGATCCGTACTGCTCAAGGATTCCTCTTGCCTTATCTGCAGATACGCCATACTCTGCGAGCTTCTGGATCATGTCGTCGTACATCTCATTGTTTGCTTTTCCGGCTGATTCATCTGCCTCTATCAGTTTCCAAAGCTCTTCAGCCTGCTCCTGTGTAATCGCATGTGCATTGCTCATTGCACCCGTATAATCATGAAGATAGCCTCCTGTCTGAGAAAGGATGCCATTTCCGCCCTGTGCTGATTCTACCAGTTCTGCGATCTTCTTTGTCAGAGTCACAGTTCCTGCTGTTGCCGCCGCGATCAGGCCGGCAGTACCAACTAACGGAATTATAGAAGATGCAAACGTATTAAACGCTCCTGCTGCACCGCCAAGTCCGCTGCTTACAAGATTTGAAAGGCTTCCAGATAAAACAGCAACTGTTTCCGTGCTGAGCAGCTTCTTTCCAATCCACGCAACAAGAGAAGCCACAAACGAACTAAGCCCTGTAATCTGTCCAAGTTTTATTGCGAGAAATGCTTTCCCCAGAAAAGAAGCTATCTTTCCTGCTGTTCCGCTTTCATCCAGACCATTGAAAATTCCGGCAAATCCACTAATCAGTAGTTTAGCTGCTGTTTTGAGTAAAGTTCCCCATGGCATCTGTCCAAGAAACTCTCCAATTCCTTTGCCCAAGTCATGAAAAGTTTCCGGTGTCAGAGCATCTGTAAGTGCTGTACACAAATGAGAAAGGAAATCTCCAAGTGCTTCTCCATTTTCTTTCCATTTGAAATCCTTTATAAAGGTCGCGATTCCATTGCCAATATTTTCCGCTACTTCGTTCCAGTCAAAATCTTCTGTGAACTGTGCCAGGCTCTCAAATGCACCATTGATTCCTGCCGTCAGGGAATCTGCTATATCTGAGAAGTCTACCTTGTCAGACATACCATTCAGAGCTTCTGCCACTGCATTTCCAAGTTCCTGCCAGCCTGTAATCCCGGCATCGTTTTTTCTGGCCATATCCTGTACAAAGCCATCAAACATTCGCCATGCGATCATAAATTTGTTTCCGAGAGCATTTCCAAACTCTCTCCAAGGAATCTCATTGATCATTCCTCGTAATCCCTGGGAGATTCCGCTTCCAAGCCTCTCGAAGTTGATGCCTGTGCCTGGATCGGTAAGACGGTTGAACGACTTGATCAGCGTTGTGATTCCTGCACCGACGGTACGCCCCAAGAGGTCCCAGTCTATATTGTCAGTCAGACTGTTAAAAGTTCCAGTGAATGCATCACAGAACTCTGTGATCTTCGGCCCGACCTTTTTCCAGCTGATTGCATCATAGACGTGTTTCAGCCCCTTGTTGATGCACTGGGCCATAAATTTTCCAAGCCCCTCCCAGTTCTCCTGTTTTATAAGCTTCCGAATTTTATCGGCAATTCCCCGGATGGAGTTCTTAATCGGAACCTCTTCAAACATCTGATCCGGTGTCAGGCCTGTATAACCGCCGCCGGTTCCATCTGTCGAGGAACTGTCACTGCCATCATCATAATTATTGATCTCATCAATCGGACTCAGATACCCTTCCAGAGCTTTCGCCGCTTTCTTGGCACTGTCCGCCGTCTTGTCAAGGCTTGCTGCATAATCCTGCTGAACAGCCACCGCCTTCGTAAAGGTCTTCTGTCCGGTCAGAGCTCCGAAAAACATTCCAACATAGGTAAATGCCTGAGAAAGCAGGTTGATAAATTTCGTCAGTGCCGGTGCTGCTGCTGTCAGAATTGGATTGAATGCAGTCGCAAGGGCATTTTTCAGCTGTGTAAGAGCCGACATCAACATAGAAATGCTATTGTTAGTTGTACCACTGTACTGCGCGAGATTTTTAAATCCATCGACCACTGCACTTCGCAGCTTATTCATCAGCACATAGAAACTACGGATTCCAATTGTGTATTTCAGCAATGTCCGTATCGCCTTGGTCATTGTGCCAAGTGATGAAGTACTCTTGTTCGCCGACTTATGGATGCTGAAGATACCTGAAGATATCTTCCTGATGCCGCCTGCAACGGAACTTGCCGACAGTTTCAGGAGCTTCATACTCAGCTTCTCCACAGTGCGGATCAGACTCTTCATGCTGGATTTAAGCTGTTTCATACCGTTTTGTGCCAGTTTCGGCGAAAGCTTTTCCAATGCATTCTGCAGTTTCTGTAATGCAGGTGCCTTGTTTCCGACTTCATCGACAACGCCTCCGCATTCACGCACTTTTTCCTTTACGGATGCAAAAGACGTTACCAGACGATTATTCATATCATCTAACCGCATTTCTTCCGTTGTGAGCCTGGACGCTGTATTCTGGTACTCAGAAAGATCTTCCGGGGCAACATAAGCTGTACCGGATTTTCTCATTTCCTTCTGTTTTCCTTCGAGGCTTTCTATTGTTTCAAGCATTTTCTGGAGTTCTTTTTCTTTCTCCCTGAAACCGCCTGAATCATCTGAAAATCCAAGCTTACTCCACTCTCTCAATTCACTTTCGAGTTTCGCGGTTTTTTCGTAAATATTGTCAATCTCTTTACCGAGACGTTTATACTCATCTGTTTCTACTTTCTGCCCGGAAATGTCCTTTAACTTCTGTTTTAAAGAATCTACTTTCTTCTCCTGCTGCACATATTGATTATTCAATTTTGAAATTGAGTCTACCTGCTTCTGGATAGCAATCCTGGTTTTTTCACTGGCGTTTCCAACAGTAGATGCCATGCGTTTCGCAGAAGCTTCAATATCCTTTACTCCAACTTCGATGCCTTTTTCATTTACTGCTGTATCAATTGTTAATGTTCCATCTGCCACGCAACCACCTCACTACTTCTTGATTCCAAACAACTCATTCAGAGCTGCCTCTTCCTCAGCTGACCGTTTTTTCACTGTCTGTTTCAGATTAATCAATTTCTTATTGTTTCGGTAGAATTCCATCTCCCATTTTTCCAGTTTCTTTCCTTTGGCTTTCTTCTGGCGAATATAGAGTACCTGGCTGAACAGCCCGTCCGCAATCTCCATATAAGCCCCAAGAAACGTCCACCAGTGCATGTATTCCAGAGAACGGATGTCTTTTCCGATATTTTTATTGACTGCAGGTGCAATGATGGGTGAATCCTGCTCCCAATCCATTAACTGAACTTTGCTTTTGCCTTCGCCGGTAATTCCGCAGTCAATGAATTCTTTCCCTTTTTCAAGGGCTTCATTTAAATATTCAATTGGAATTTCTTCTGGATCCCAGTACAGGATTTCAAGCATCACCTGCGACTTTTCCTGATCTGACAGTTCCGGATCTGCCATTGCCTTTAAAATATCCAGGATCACCCTGAAATCTGTCCGGATGTCATATTCTTCGCCGCCTAACTCAATAGTTTCTGGAAGTCTCCACTGATCATCCATGACGGCGTTTCTTTTTCGTGTATCTTCTTCCGGAAGAATGGTACTTCGCTGTGTATTTATTTACGCGGCTTTTTGCTTTCTCCAGACGTACATCAAATTCTTTACTGATGACGCTGCATACCGTATCCAGACACGTTTCGCAGAACAATGATCCATCCGGCATCGGTGAAAACGGTCCCATGATGCTAAAAAAAGTATTCCCTGTGTCTGCGTCTGTCAGATAATCCAGCTGTTCAATCACTTTCTGCTGGCATTCTGTGATATCATCCTCATCCTGGATCTTGAATTCATTGAAGAATTTTCTAACATCCTCATATCTGGCAAGGATGTTGGTATCTGCCGGGCGGAAACAGAACTCTGCCAGTTTCTTTCCCTGCCGGTTCTTAATCTCATAAGTTTTACTACCATCCTCGATGATGATCTCATTTGTTTTTTCCTCTAATGAAGCCATTCTATTCCTCCTTGCATTTTGCTATAAAAAACACGGGATGCCATATCCGGCATCCCTATAATCTTTTCCTTCTTACACTGAATCAATAGAACCTTCTGTAAATACCGGAGCATCTGTTTTCAGTGATTCAGAAGTAACATATCCTTCGATTCTTGTTCCGTCTTCCAGCACATTGAACGGAAAATTCACTCCTTCTGTACCTCCACCATAAGACTGTGGTTTTACCATGACCTCCTGAACATATGCAAGATGTTTGGCAGCACTTGTATCTTCCACGATAACCTCCAGCATCAAGGTCTTGCATTTATCGCCCTTCAGCCGTTTCATTGCAATCTCCCTGAGCTTCGGATAAATCTTCTTTGATGGATCTGCATAGTATGGATCCGCGCTCATCGATGGATCATATCCCTTGTCATTCACCTTGGACTTCCCAAGAATATTTCTTTTCTGTTCAGTATCCGGATTCAGTTCCATGGACATCTCCTCGATGTCATCCCCCAGGACTTCCCATGTTGCTGTTTTCGCTTCTCCCTTGAAGCTATAATCCAGATAGTGACGTAACGCTTCTCTTTCTAATTTCATGCTTTCGTCTTCCTTTCTGTGTAGATAACCCTTGCCTGTATCATATAACGTGCCAGCCCCTGTTCGTAATTTACCCCCGACAGGTTCGGCATGTTCTGAAGATTTTCCATGTTTTCCACCGTACAGTTTCCGCCCATATCCGGATATTCTTTCTTTTCATTCTGTTCATCCATCCAGTCCATGAATGCCTGTGCAAAATTCATGGCTTCCAGATTAAGATCATCCTGCTCAGATGAATACGGTTTTACGATGATAATAGAAAATCCATATTCTTTCTGTACATCCCCAGTGATGTACTTCTTTCTGACTTTGTCAGAATAATTTGTGATCAGAGAGATGCTGTCCGGTGCTTCCGGAGAAAAGTTGAAGTTCAGCAGACTCCCCGCCAGTTCTTCCACTTTTGGTTCAAAGTACGCTTTTACTGCCTCATGTTTTGTCATTACGTTTTTCCTTTCAGATGATTCTCATAGGCTCTTGCAAGATCACCTTTTCTCGCAGTCATCATTGCCTTGTCCCAGTGATCTGTTGCCAGAGGATGCCGGAAATCACTGTACTGCAGTCTTTTTCCTGTCGGAGTCTTATGCGGCGGAGAATAGAAACCAACAATTTCTCCTCCATCCATGATAGGATAGTTTGGTCCATACAGTTCACCTTCCCACTGGTAATGGGCATATGGGCTATTATACGTAATATGTCCACAGTCATCATCTGCAGTAATGGATATATTCTGTGCAAGTACCAGATTATCTGCCGGCACGTACGGATCCATAAATTCTGCTGCCTGATTCGCCAGAAACAACATATTATCCCGCCCGTCAACCTTTTCTTTTGCAATCTCCCGGGGGGATTTCTTCCAGTCAAATTTTACCTTCATGCCTTATCCTCCCAGGCGGTAATGCTTCGCAACAGGAAACTTCGTATTATCTGCAGATGCAGTCACTTTAAAAGCGTTCGGCTTATAACGGTTCAAAATCTGAGCGGCAGTCTGTCCGGAAACTCCTGTGATTTCTTCTGTGCATTCACCGTAAATCACGATATCTCCCTGTGACATGGTAAAATGCCCTTCCGGTTTTTTTGCATATTCTGCATATGGAAGATACCTTTCGTCGTCCGGAATCCTGACAACATAAGTATTCTGTATACTTGCCTGTGTTCCGCTAAAGCTGGTCTTTACCTCAGATTTCCAGAAACAATTATAGATCACGGTTCTTTGCCAGTGCTCCCTTTTGTCTTCGCTGTCTGCTGCCTGGATACGATTATATAAAGTGATCGTGTGGATGTAATTCTGATTCATGATCACACTCCCCGATATAAGAGTCCTGTATTTCCAAGATGCCGATGAATGATTTCTCTGATCTTCTTTGCCTTGCCTCCTTCTGTAAAAGTAGACTGTGACAGATCAAAAGTTCCGGATTCTCCATCATTAGAATATGACTGCAGTACACCACCCTGTGCTATGACCTGCTGTGTACTCTTATCTGCCTGATATAAAAGTTCTGTGAGTTCACATGCACAATCTTTCACCTCATCACTCAAAAGCCCTGTATCGGCGTTCAGGCGGCCGAATGTGTACTGATTCAGTACCCTCTCTGTCTGCTTTTCCCAGAACAAAAAATCATCTTCCGGGACAGTTGGTTCCCTGCCCAGAAGATATTTTGATTCGTAATATCCGTAATTCACATACATCAGGTTTCACCTCTTTTGTCATTCTCCTGCTTTCAGGACAGCGAACGGACATCTCTTTGTTTTATCTTTCTGAATACTGTTGATCGGATTCGGGATTTCCCATCCAAGTCTCATAACAGCTCTAAGAGCCACCATATCATTCTGCATCAGGTTATATGCAATAGAGCCGTCTGTGTTCTGAACAACCCCTTCCGTAAACAGTTTAAAGGTGATATCCTGACGAATAGAATAAACAAGCTGAGAAAAGTCACCGGAGATCATAAGTGCCTTACTTTTATCAAAGGAGCCATTGTTCGGGAAATTCATTGGACTTCCATCCAGTGAATACGTGGTGCCACTCTGCATATCACTCTTGAACAGCGGATCACCGTTAGCATTCTTCAGGCCTCTCAGCTTAGCTCTCATAGAAATATCTGCCATGTGGCCATTCACAAAATAACCGCTGTTCTCGATCAGTGCAATGGAACCTTCCTCACCCATGATCTTGTCATACAAGTTATCCCCTGCTCCCAACGTAACCACAGACTTAGCTGTGTTCGCAGTAGTCACAACGTCAGCTCTCCATGATGCCGGTTTATCGTCACCAAACAGAATCGCTCCATCAATCTTCTTTCCGAATGCTTCGATAATCCTCGGCTTGGTTTCTGCCCAGATATCATATTCCGAATCATCCAGAACCGCTTCTGGAATTGGAACGATAACAGCGATCTCTTCTGCAATAATAAATTTCTTATCCCATGCCATCTTGGTTGTCTTTTTCTGACCACTATCGCCATTGACGAAGTATGCGATCGGAAGCATATCAAGTACTGGCATCTTATACTGTTTTGAAATCATATTTGGCAGTTTGCGTCCTCTCTGAAGCACTGCCGACTGTGTGATAATTCCCTGAATAATTTCATTAGACTCCTGAACCGGGATCAGGGATTCTGCACCGGTACGGTCAATAATATTCACATCATTTTCAAAAATGTGTAAATTCATCACGTATTTGTTTTTCATATCTGAATTTTCCTCCATCATCTTCTGGCGGCTGCACGGATCCGATCATTTATGTTCATGTTTACACTTCCGCCGGTATCCTGATTATCAGATCCGGTAGAAGTAGATACCCTGTAAGTACCAGCTCCTGTATATTTCGGATTCTCTTTCAGGAACTTTTCAGCTGCTTTCGTAAAATCAGTCTTATCATCAACCAGTTTACTTACTTTAAACATTACATAATCCAGATCATCTGCTTTTACGCCTTTACCTGTAAGAATCTTTTCATTCTTCAGCTCCTGCAGCTCTTTCTGTGCCGCATCGCGTTCTCTTGTGATTGTGTCCACATCCGGCTGCTGGGCTTTCTGCTTTGCCTTAAAATCTGCAATAGCAGTTGTGATCTGTTCTTCGCTTAAGCCCTGCTGCCTGTAAAAACTCGCAAGTGCTGCTCTTGATGCTTTTTCTGCTCTGTTATTGGCAATCTCTTCTGCCTGTTCAAATGTATACCCGGCATTTCCACTCTGGCTGCCGTTACCATTCCCACTATTTCCATTCTGACCGGCTGTGTTTCCTTCTCCACCGTTACCGCTTTCTTCGAAAATGTGTAAATTCATAAACTTGTTTTTCATCTTTACCTCCATATCACCTTGTCAGGTCCCACAGCTTTTACCGCCTTCATGTTTTGGGCATAATAAAACCGCCTGTAACCCCAGACGGTTAAATAAACTCTATGCAGTTGTATTCCTGGTTAATGGCAGTAAGCCCAAGGAACCAGGAATCTATCAGGATCTGACCTTTATCATCCATCTGCTCCCACTCGATTATTGTCTTTCCTGAAGCTGTCTCTGCTCTGATTCTGTTATCTGTCAGTTCTTCCAGTGAATTGATCAGATTACAGGTCAGTGCTGAAATAGCAGAACATACGATATCCTGTCCATTCACTGATCTGTCTGCGTGACCCTGCATCTGGATTCCTCTGGATGAAATTCTTACCTGTATCATCATTACCTCCCTGTTGCGCCGGCGCAACTGATTAAAAATGGGTGCAAAAATACCACCTGCCATTTCTGACGGTGGTATTAATTAATATTTATTCTTGCTTTGCAGTAATTACACTGAAATCCCGGTGATGTCTTGCAATCTCCTTTTGTCTCAAAATATCCTCTTTTACAATGGTGGCAAAGTACTTTTTCTCCATTTCTTAGCCGCTTTATCACTTCATTCATTTCGTATGGATTCATAATTTTACATACCCTCCACATTTTCAAGCTGATCAACAATGTCCTCCAGAGCTTTTCCCGCAAAGAAAGGAGTTTTCAATTCTGTCTCGTAATTCTCTTACAGTCATTTTATTCAATCCTCTCTATGATTTGAGCAGTTTAAGCATATCTGCTTATAATCATGCTTCTTCAGCACCTTATCCGGAATCGTCCAGTCTGGTGCCAGGCCTTCAACATTCATGTGAATGTCAAAGCATATTCCATCATCAATTTCTGTTTCCATTAAAGGACAGTTAATCTTTTTTGATGCCATATTTTTCTGCCACCTCCCTAATCTTTAGTGTTGGTGCATCAAACTGTTCTTTCTTAAAAGCTGTTCGGATATTATTATTTTCCGTATCTACATATGTGGCTCCATTTGGGCCATAATAGTTAACAAAGCGTCCATTCCACCGTGTCAATGAAATATCAGATTCTTTAATAAATTGTTCTGCTTCTGATCTGGTAACTCCATGTTCTCTTTCCGCATTAATATGGCTATGATCAAATGTAAATTCCGAAACATCTATTTTCTCTGGGTTTATTTTAGGTATACCCTTTATCTTTGCCTCCGATAATTCTGCTTTTATTTTATCATTTATCACAGATTCTTCAAGGACTTTCTGTTCTGCTTTTGTCGGCATGAAACGTCCCCTCAGTCCATCCTGCATGATCCTAGCTTTCTGCTCCGGAAGCTTCATCTTCTCGGAAAAGTCTTTATAGGTCTGCATCTGTCCCTGATATTTTGCTTTTGCAAGAATGATATCGTCCGGATCCGCGCCGCCTTCCTGAAGAAGTTTGATTCTTTGACGCTGTGCACGCATTCCCCGTTCCATCTTTCTCTGCTGTTGCAGAGCTTCGTAAGTGGTATACTGCTTTCCATTGTATTCCCTTGGGGTATTTTCCTCTTTAATCATTTGAGTGAGCTGTTTGTCCGTATAAGTCCTTACAGATCCTGGTGGAAATGGTTTGAAATCATGATAACAGTTTATTCCTTTCAGTCCTGTTACCTCACCCAAACCACATATCTCTTTTAACTGCTGCATGCTCCAGACTTTACCCTGCCAGGGCTGATGTGTTGGACGTGCACCTACATGATAGCTTACCTCATACTGATCTGTATTAAGATCTGCAGCCACCTGCTCATTGATTTTTCCCTGTACCTGACGGAACCCTGTCAGTACAGCCCTTCTGACTGCCACATTCACCCTGTCCCGATGCCCGGAATCATATTCTATGTACCGGATCCCGGATGCTGTCATCTGATTAATTGTCCGTCTCAGGACTGTGTTGTAGTCAAAAGCTCCAGATTGAATGTCCATCACTGCATTGTCCAGTGTGGATCTGTAATATTCCATCAATGGAGCTGATCGTATCTTTCCGGTTGCGGGATCTCGGATTGCAAATCCCATAGAACCGGCAATATTCCGATATTCACTTTCCAGCCGTTGTTTTGTCACTTCAAGCAGCTGCTGGAGAAATGTATTCTGTTCAAATGGGATCTGCTGCAGATCTGCCAGTTTATACGCCCGTGCATGTCCATAATACTCTCTGTATGCTTCATCAGAGAATATGCGGTTCATTTCCTTATCTGACGCTTCCAGGGCTTTCTGAATCCATGTGCGGATCTGCTTCTCTGACATTCCCAGCTTCTGCAGTCTGCTGATCTGCCAGTCTGCCGATGCTGTGGATACGCCATTTTCTTTTATCCTGCGGACGATATCTGACATGATACGGACTTCCAGTTCAGAAAAGATATTCTCCGTCTTTACGGTCAGCTGTTCGATTTCTCCCTGCGTCATTCGATCACCGTATTATCTTCCGGCTGCTGTACTGCTGCCTTTGCCTGTTCTTCGGTTTCCCCATAATACTTCATCCTGTATTCGTACAATCCCATTGCTCCCATACTGACATCCTGACGGTCCGACTGCCTTTCCGCTTCCTTATCCTCAATAATGGAATCATCAAAGTCTATCGTTACTTCTGACTCTGAATTTAGCGGATTTCCCAGAACAATTCCAAGGCGGATAATGATCTGCACCAGTTCCTTCAGAACATCTTCCAGAATAACCTCATGTTTCTTGATCATCCGGTACATATCAGAGTTTTCTGATATAACCTCAGTGGCAGTCTTTACACCAGAACAGTCAAACTTGTATCTTTCCGTTCCGAAGCCGCACTTCAGGGAAAGATAATTCAGATCATCATTAATCGCTCCTGAGTGCTGTTCTGATCGAAGGTCCATGTTCACTTCTTTGATCAGTCCTTCCTGAGTCTTATCGTACTCATCCGGCATCATGTAAAAAGTCACATCTTCCGGATCAAACGCGATAGAACCATTTACATTCTTCATCATTTCCGGAGCCACAAAGATACGCTTTCTTCCCAGTTCAAACTCATTGGAGTAGGAATCATACTTTATATCCAGGCTTTTCAGGACATCGATGGCATTTGCATAAATTGCAACACCCATTGGGTTGCTTTCATCCGTATCTGCATTGTTCACAATATTCAGACGGTCAATTACAAACTGTGGTTCTGGGGATCCTGTCTCTATCCTTTTGGCAAGGAACCGGAAAGGAGACAGTTTTTTCCATTCTTCCTCCGCCAGTTCTGTTCCTTCCCTGCTGCCGCTCTGACATTCCAAAACGGTATTCTCGATAACATATTGTGATCCATTCACTGTCTGTTCCATCCTGTGGAACTGTACCTGAACATATTTCTTTCTTGCTACAGTTTTGGAAAAAGTAAAAGCACATTCTGTCACTCTTCCGTTGCTCCAGCTTATCGGAAAAATGTTCGATGCACTCACATAGTCAATTCCTATCTTTCCTGATTGAAAACTTCCATCTTCTGTAACCTCTGCATCCTTGATATACGGGATGTATGCCACTGTTCCTGAATACGCTTTTCTTTCCTGATAGTCATTTCCAAGGACATAAAATCTGTTCTCTTTCAGTACATTCTCCACAAAATCACCGGTACTCTCATCAGAAAGGGTAATCTGAACACGCTCATTCAGCAGAAGGTCTGCGATGTCCTCTGACAGTTTCTTTGCCATTCCAAGACTCTTCCTCTGCCGTCGGATTGATGTTCCCTGTCCGGAATAGATCTTGTAGAAAGTAAAGTTCCTGACTCTGCCCTTGTACCAACTCTCCCACAAAGCTATCATGCGATAAAAGGATTTATCTACGGTATCAATCCCCTTTCTCTGGAAATAGCTAAATATATCCATCTTCCTCAACCTCCTTTCTCGCTATGTCTACGATAGATTCCTGTTCTTCTATTTCTGCCGGCAGCCATCGTTTTATATAGGTCCATGCCGACATGCAGGCATAGCGTAGCCCGTCGCAACAATGATCGTTTTCTTTCACTGGCACTTCTTTGCCTTTCTCTATGGATTTCTTGTCATATTCATAGATTTCCAGTTCCCTTACCAGATTCTCCTGTTTTGGTGAAATACTCAGTATATCGAAGACAAATGCTTTCTGTACCCGGCTGATTCCAAGTGCAACGTCGTTATCCGCATCTCTGATATATACCTGATATTCCAGGCCTGTCCTGGTGGCTCGTCTGATTTCTTCCTGGAGGCCTTTGGCTGATGGGTCCAGGCAAATATAAAACGCCTTGATGTCGAACTCTTCATAAAGATTATCCATGAATTCTATCAGATCCTGTGCATATTCTGACGGGCTTCTTTGAGTTCCGGATTCCCGGCCACTGTGATAATACTCTCCGAGCCCAGGAAACTTCTGCCTGTATGTATCAAGCCCAAATGCCTGATAAGTTGTTGCATTCTGCTGCCCGTAGTCTCCTCCGATATAAGCTCTTTCATATGATCTGCCTTCCTCTGGCTTCTGGCGATGCCGGTCAGAAAACATGTAGTAGATCAGTTCATCTACTCCGACCGGTTCTCCAAGCCATGTCCACCGGTACATCTTCGGATCTACTGCTTTCATAGCTTCTGCGGAATTAATCAGATCCTGACCAAGCCAGTCCACCGGTACATCCCTGTAATCCGTGTGGATATGGATACAATCCGGACGCTTCTCCATCTTCTTGCACCAGAGATTTACAGGTGCATTGGGATTCTTCGGCGGATTATACAGATAGATCATCTGGAATCCTGCTTTATTTCCTCTGACGAACGTTGCCTCTATGTTCGCAAGCTCATCTTCTCCTTCTCCATCATCGAAGAACTCTGTCAGCTCATCCAGAACAACCAGCTTAATCGGTTTATCCTCATCAATGATACCTTTTGTATCATCGATGCCATCCGAGCCGGAAAAGTAAATTGTGGTATTGTACTTCTTGTATGTGATCTCCATCGGACTTTTGGTGATGTAAAATCTGTTCTTGGGAATCTGAAGACGGTTGATGCCTCGAAGCATTTCTTTGTAGACCGTTTTTCGTAACTTGTTATGATGTTTTCGGAGAACTACTGCTGATCCATGTGCGTCTGCTACAATCTGGTAATCAGTCCGTATAGCAGCAAAGCTGGACTTTGTACCGGCACGACCGGATGTGAGGATGATGTGCTTATATGTTTTGTTATTAAATACCGGAAGGTACTTCGGTATTACTATCTCGGATATTCTGACCTGCTTTTTCGTCCGCATCGTTTATAATCTCAACTCCATCCTCTTCTCCGTCGGTCGGGGCTTGTGCCAAGCGTTCAGTCTGTGCCTTCATCTGTGCGATCCGGGCACGCTGCTCTTCAGAAGCAGCCTCCCAGTTCTTATGAAGCATCTCGTCATACTGCTTGATCATATTACGGAGTTCGCCTTGGGCTCTGGCCTGAGCCTTCAGGAAGTTATTTTGCTTATCCCAGGCCTGCTGCACAGAATACATATCAGATGTTTCTCCAGACATTACAATTTCTTTTGTCTTATCATCCTGGTCTTTCACGTAAGCAATGCGCTGTGCTCGGATGATAGCAGCATAAGCAAGCTGTATCTGATGCCACAGAAGATCCAGCGGATCAGCATGATCAATGGCAGAAAAAATCTCCCTGGTTTCTTCGGGGAGATACTTTGAGAAGAATCCGTACTTCTCTGCATTTTTATTCTGTTCTGGTGCACCGCCATCGTTTCCAACTGCGTTTTTATTTTTCAGCTGTCCACCTTTTTTTCTTTTGGAACGTTCCGTATTTTTATGGAGCGTTCCGTTCAACTGCTGCTCCCAGGAATCCTTGGATTTCCATCCACGAATCGTCCCAGGAGAAATATTTAGTTGGCTTGCAATCTCAACTAAATCAATGTTTCCAGCATGTTCCTTGTAAATCTCAAATGCTTTGCTTCTGTTGGGATCTCTCGCTCTTGCCAAGCCTCACCACCTCTCATTCGTGTTGTTTTGGAGTATAGAAAAAGCAGCCCAAAAGAGCTGCCTTTATTAACCTTTTTCACTTTCGTCTAATTTAGACTTTATTAAAACATCACTGCCAAAATATTTATTAATTATTTCTTCTAGTTTTTTCACCTGATCATCTTTTGCAAATGGCGAAATAATTATTTTGTTGGTAATTTTCTCCCAATCAAATTTTACAGCATATCCTTTTGCATCCTTTTTGCTATAAATTACCGCTCTTATTTCATCTTCAAAGAAATAAGGCCATATTTTCAAAAATTCCCTTCCGATATGGTTACTTGCAACTTTATCTATATTTAGCTGTGGCATGTGGGCGTTTTCTCCATAACCAACCTTTTCTATTACCGTTTTAAGCGGCAATTCCTTTTCCAATTCTGCTCTTAATTGCCCAACTGTACTAATAATGCATACCCCATCAGATTTTTTATCAAATATTTTCCAAAGTGCTGCATTTTCACCCTTTTCAAAATTTGTCCAACAAGATACAAACGCTTCGCACTTACTGGTTGTTCTATCAGATATTTTTTGAACAATTTTATTTATCTTCTTTGGTTTATATGCATCTAATGTTCTTTCATGGTTATCCTCAAATTGTTTTGTATTGGAAAACCATATACTCTCGCTTTCTAAATTTTTAATGAATTTCTCTTCGCTCATATAACGGGCGATCTTTACGTCGTCCTTTGTTTGAACAAAAGCTTCATCTTCGACTGATACATCTAAAAAATCCATGCTTTTTCCCTCCGATACACATTTTATTTATTATACTACAAAACGTCCCGTATTCCTACAGGACGTTTCAAAGAAATGTATAATGTTGGGATGGCTTCTCCTCAATGGAGAAGCCGGAACAGGAGGAATCGAACCACCGCACATGGTACCGGAAACCACTGCTCTATCCACTGAGCTATATTCCTACTGTTGACCCTTTGTTATCGTTCAAAGCGAGCGCCTCTCGTCGTAAAACGTCGCTTTTCGGTCCGGACACCAGACAACAGGATAAGCAATAACCTTTCCACACGCGAGGATAAAAATGCCGCCGGCTTTTATGCCTTTGGCTACATTCTTATCATACAACGAAATTACCGAAAAATCCGAAAAATCGTCATGTAATTTTCATTTTCTTTAAATAAGCATCGCGGATACACACTCTCGGATAATCCTCATTGTGTGGCATGCCGATCTGCTTCGCAATCGCCTTCCAGGTCATCCCCTGCTTGTAGAACATCCGGAACACACATCTGGTCTGACCATCCTTGATATCATCGATCCACTGATCTACGACCTTGACCTTTTCTTTTTTGCGTTCCAGAGCCTTCCTCCGGCGGTCGTACTTCTGCTGATCAAACCCGACAATACTCTGTGGTCTGGGATAACCAGTTTTATAATCAAATATGGTATCATTTCCAAGACCTGCTTCCGTGTTCTTCATCATCTGAAGTTCCAGTTCCAATACCGGTATTTCCTGCTTTAATTTCCGGTAATGATCCAGCAGATCTCTTGTGACCTTAATTTCCATCAGTCCCCACCTCTCATTAATGACTGCAGCTGTATGTAAGATGGAGCTGTACAAAATCCTTTCTCATCCTTCAAAAGCACACAGTGTCTGTATAATTCTACTATCCAATATGACTTCCTGACTTTTTCTGACTTTTTTATACGCCCACGATCACTCGACTCTTCCGATTGACTTTTTACATACAATATAACCTGCTGCCCACGCTTCAGGTTATGTTCTTTTTCTCTCAGCTGCTGCAATTCTTCCCATCGCACTCCATTTATAGCCCGTCCGGAAGTCGGATCCGGATAACCTTCCTTGTTTTTATAAGTCATTTTACATTTCCTCCTTCAGAATGTCCGTGACATCTACTCCAAGTTCTCTGGCCAGTTTTCCGAGCGTGTGAGGTTTTACATCGCGCTCTGCAAGAATGTTATACATTGTCGAGCTTGATATACTGAGTTCTGCTCTTTTTTTCTCTTGTCTGGCCATAATAATTTCTATCTTTCTCCGGTCTGCTTTCATACCTTCTCCTTAATCATCAAGATAATTTCTTCCGAATATCTTCATAAATTCTTCTCTGCTGTGTGTTTCCTCAAATATTCTCTGTGCGGTCCGCTCCAGAAGCCTTCTGGTGTCACGGCATCTGTGAACTGCCAGTTTGCCTGCTGTATGATGCTCTAAGCAAAGATATACTTTTAATCCAGTTTCTTCTGAATGATCCCGGTTCGACCCGCCGAATATATGATGTTCCTGTGTTTTTTTCGCTCCATTGTCTTCATTTAACAGCATGCACAAATAACATCTTCCGTCTTTTCTCTGGATGATACTTGGCTTGTGTTTCTTTCTTCTTTGTTTTTTTCCAATCTGCATCTCTTTTGTATATCTCATGGTGGCTCCTTTCCGGAAGGTGCATGATGCAGCACCTCCCTTTTGTATTGTGTGATATATGTGATTTTAGATAGCACCCATTACTTTGATTGAAAGAATACAATATCCGTCTTCCAAGCCGGTATAATCATTCAGGATATATGTAATCTCCGTCTGGATTGTCCGGCCGGTATGTCTGCCTTCTTTGAACTCCATCAGATCCAGGCTGTCACCGATATGGAAATGATCATCTTTGCAGAACCAGAAGCTCATGTTCCCGGTCAAAATGTCATCGTAGTAGGAAGATGCCATTCTGAGCTGTTTTTTCTTCCTGGATTCATCGGAAGGAAGATGCTGCATTTTTTCTTCGTCTTCCTGCTCCTGGAGTTTCTTTTTGCTTTCGCGGTTCAGTCGTGCCTGTCGGTCATTGTATTTCTGTTCTTCTGTCCGTTGCGCCGGCGCAACTTTTGGTTCTGGCATGTATTCCGGATGATTCTGGATATTATCCTGTCCTGGGATCTGGTCATCCTGTCCCACACTTGGCTGTGCCTGTTCCGAAATTTCCATATTCTGTCCCAGAACCATTACTGTATCTTCGCCGCTATGGTCAGCTTTCCCCAACGTTTTGCCGGGTTCAGCATTACGTTCGCCAAAATAGTTATCCCAGGTTCTCTCCCCTGCTGCCGCGGCATCAAAGATCTGCTTTATATGCTCCGTCAGTTCCTGGTAAGTCATTTTAGCTGGAGCTTCTCCAAAGATCTTGACCATGATTCCCTGCTCCAGAGTGTAGAACATCAGAAATACTGTTCCTTTGCGATAACTCCTGCTGCCAGACGGGCAGATCTCTTCTGCGAGATCTTTCACGCTGAGGTTCTTTCCGTAAAAATCGTTCAGGATCTCTTTATTTTCCCGGAAGAATTCCTGAATAGCAGCTTTCAGCTTTTCTTCCGGAGTCTTTGCTTCTTTCCAGCTCCAAAGGTTTTCCGGATTGGAATCATTCTCCCTGTTGAAACGCTTTAACTCACGGAAATCTTCTTTATTTCCCTCCGGGTGAAGCATTGCATAGTCTTCTTCCGGGATCTGGAGCATTTCTGTCAGCTGAGACTGGTTGAAGTCTTTATATTCGTCCCTGAGTTCTGGTGTGTCGCCCGGAACTGAGTATTTTTCATAAATCTTCTTGAAGCGGCTCGTTCCACTTTTATTCATCCCATATTCAGCCTGGGCGAACTCATAAATCGTACTATAGCCGTCATTTTTATAGGCTCCGGATTTATCAATTCTGGTCAGAAGCCAGCCGATCCGGACAAAACTCTTTACGATTGTTCCGAGATTATTTTTAATATCGTTCTTGCACTGGATATAATCATCCAGAGTCAACTGTGTGTATTCCATATTGCTCTCCTTTCAGTTTCAGGCTGTTCTGGTTCTCATTGCTGCCGGCTGTTCCTCTAGCTGCCGCAAATATTGATTCAGCCATCTCTGCATATTTTTCTGATCTGGTTTTCGATCATGCGCTCCATACCACTGCCTGATGGACGACTTCCGGCTGTCAATTTCTACTGTAATATAAGGTCTCTCCGGTTGTTTCTTGTCCCGCAGCATCAAAATATAACTTTCTCCTCTGTCATGTCTTCTCAGATAAGTATCTCCTCCTACGCAGTGATGAAGTGTCCTTCCCTCCATGACAATCTCCTCTGCTGATCTTGCCGGACGAATAAGGTACTCATCATCTTCGTAAAAATATTTCTTCCGGAGTTCTCGGTATCTGGACTGTATGTCTGGAAATCTTATAGCTACTTCATTCAGACGTTTATCAATTTCTTCCTTGTGGCTTTCCCTCACCATTTCATCATGGGCTTCTTCCAGATTTCTCGGATGCTGATAGATTGTATTGTTCAGATCATATCCCAGAGACTGCCTCATATTCAGATAGTCTGCGTAGGTTGTCGCAGTACTCCTGATTTTCTGTTCAGCACCACTGCATTTTGTCCCGTACTCGCATCCGGAATATTTCTCTATCCGGTTCAGTAGCTTCTGCAGGCTCATGTATCTTGTTACCACTTCAACCTGTCCCCGTGCTAATCTTGTTTCTGTCAGGTGCTCAATCTGTTCCCCTGTCCATACCTGCTGCATACGTTTTTCCATCTGCATCGTGTTCAGAAGTCCCAGATCTCCTTCGGCGGCGATCAACTGCTTTACCCTTTCTTTTCGGATCCCCAGGAATTCATCCGGCCGCCGTGCATCCTGGTCTACTACAATGCCGTATTGATATCTGATTAGTGCTTTTACCACTCCGGTCAATCCCAGCTTTGTCAGGACTTCTATCTGCGGTGTCTGCTGATACCGTTCAAAATAGTTGATCAGATTTACTTCCCTCACTGCTGCCACATATTCTTTCAACGCGCTATACTGAAAGATTGTTCCTTCCATCTCCTGATAAGTTTCTTCCAGGATCGGGGCTTCTCTAATCGTGATATTGGCATTTCCGTACAGATTACAGTCATCCCAGAAATCTTTCCCGTCATAAAGGTCGTGTTTGTGGTAATCGATCTGAAGCTTCTTTCCTGGTTCAAAATATGCCCTGGCAATCTCCACTCCTGACAGCTCTTCGCTGGAATTGAGCATTTCCGTACCGTTCTTTCCTTCGATCAGTCCTAAACGCCATGCTTTTGTCACTTCTATGTAGCGTAAGACCATTCCTCCGCGCTCTTTGTACTTCTGACCAAGGAACAGGTGGATGCTCTTGCTGTGGTATCCTTTTACCTTGCCCTGGCATTTGTATTCGCCATGTGCTCCACATAACGGGCAGGTCCCTGTCTGTCCCTCTCTGGGTTCTTCTATGCCGCACTGAAACTGGCTCTCAAAAGAAACTCCCGCTTTCCATCTGGCAGTTGTCACACCGCCGCATTTGCTGCAGGCTATCTGAGCGAAACATCCCCTCTTCTTGTAGTACAGATAATGGGCATGATGGAAATAGAGGCTGTCTGCTGTTTTCAGGATTTCCTCCTCCGGCAGTTCTTTTGTATGGCTGATCCGGTCATTAAGGGCATTCTGGCGGCGTTCGTATCTTCTGTCTTCCGCTTTGCGTCTGGCAGTGATCGATATGTTCTGCTCATAGCGGTATATGTACTTCCACCATTTAGGGCTGTCCCAGACCTCCACGCCCTTGCAGAATTTTTTGATTCTTTCCAGATCTTCCGGACTCTGAAGGATGTTCTGCTTTTCCAGTTCTTTCTGAGTGCAGCCGTATTCGCCCGGAGTGTTCCAGATAAAGCGCGGATCATAATATTCATCCGGCATGATCTTCCGTCTGTTCCATTCCCCTGTTTCCGGAATATAGGTACCAAATTCTTTCTTGTTCAGGACAACCCGTACCAGCGGTTCTGCCTGGTTCTTTGCATTGCGGTACATCTCCAGGAAAAGATGCTTTTCATGTCCTACGATCCTGAGCGCTGTTATGCCGATATACTTGGCGTCTTTCTGTCTGAGCTTCTTCTTCAGGCCCAGATAAGGAATTCTCTCAATTGCTTTCTTTTTCATTTCACGCCTCCAAGATAATAGTCTTTGATCATCTTTTTGGCTTCTGCCATGCCTGGAACTCCAAAATCCACTCTGCTCGCACTGATCTTTGCCTCCTTGACAATCTCTTTGGGCACACTCGTTCTGTTCTCAAATGAATATTTCAGGAGCACTGCCATGCATCCTTTCAGACTTTTCCCTGCTTTGCGGATCTGATGAGCGATCATCTCATTTTCCATGCACAGCCCTTTGATGTATTCCACCCAATCTTTCATGAGTCCTTTCAATTTCAGGTCTGCTGCCTCAACTTCTAATTTTCCCACTGCTGCAATAAGAGCATCGCAGAGCTTTGGAATCTCACCTTCCAGATACAGTTCTACAAAGTCCTCCGGGATCCCGTTCTCTTTTGCCATTTCGCGCAAGCTCTCGATATCGCCCTCATTGGCCAGGTTCTCTGCAAGCTCATTGATTTCCTTGTAGCTGCTCATTTCTCCAAATTTGTCATACATTTCTTTTTTCTCCTCTCGCGGACACGTCCTATTCGGAAGCCTTCCGGTTTTGCCTGGATTTTTCCTGCAAAATCGCAAACAATCTTCAAATTCTGTTTTCGATTTTGGCTTTTCCACATGCTTTTTCCCTGATTTCTTTCAAATAGAGCGTGTCTTTTAGTTTTTTATCCACATTTTTATGTTGAAAGTCCCAAAAAGCCTTATTTCTTTCAAATAGGCGGGCTTTTTGTATATGGGAGCATCGACTCCACACGGAAGCGTACGGCATGGGGCTTGAACTTCTCTTCCAGCAGCTTCCATAAGTCGCTGTTCCGGATCTTCTGTCCATTAGACTTCTTCCAGTCATTTTCCCGCCAGGAAGCAAGCCTTCCATGACCTTCTGCAAGGTATTCACTATCTGTATGGATTGTGATCACTGCTGATCTGGTCATGCGATCCATCGCTGCAACCGCACATTTCAGAATCAGCCGATGTCCCGTGATGTTCTTTTCCTGTCCCCTGCCCTCAAGCGGAGGCTTACTGCTTCCAGGGCAGCACAGCATGTAATGATAGGAGCCTCTCTTCATTCTGGGAGCGTGTGAAGACACGACCAAGAAAATATGTACCTCCTGCAATTTTAAATCCTCCTGTTCAGCTTTACTTTTTCCGGAAAACGTGCCATGACGTATCTCCGGTATTTATATCCCGTAGCCGGATTGATTCCCTCATAAGTGGATATGATATAATATCCTTTTCTTGGCTTTACCTCTCGTTTCCATCTTTGCAGCTTGTCCACATGAGGTTTCTTTAAAGGCATATTACGGCTTGTGTTATAACTTGCTTCACGGATCCGCGGTTTGCCCGGGGTTCCGTCTTTCTTTTCTTCCCTGGTATGCTCATCCTTCGTCATATATTCCGCCAGCTTCGTAAAATCTTCATCGTATACTTTCGGCTCATTTTTGATTGCCACTGTATATGTACCGCCTTTGTTCCATGCTTTCTTCATGATACTTGCAGTATCTCCGATCTCATTTACTACAAAGTGGATGTGCCACGCTCCCTTGGTACCTCTTTCAATATTCCGGAACCAGAAGAGCTCATATCCTCTTTTGTGATATTCATCTCTTACTATCCGGATTGCTTTCTGAAAATCTTTCAGTGCGGCTTTCATGTCCAGAGGACGATTTGTTATCGCATATGTCCAGTCGCCAAAGCAATCTCCCTGATCCAGATACTCCAGCATCTTGTGCCGGCATCTCATAGCTTTATTCTTTGCATTCACCAGACGCATCTGTTCTTCGGTTGGCTTTTTCCTCTTTATTCTCTTCTTTCCGGGTCCACCATAATTCCCATCATGGAACTCCTGTATCTCAACAATCCGTCCTCTCTGGAACTTATACTCTTTCCTCTTTATCGCCATAGCTTATGTCCTAACTTTAATATCTTAATCGAGTTGTAATACGGCGGTTCATCCCCCGTTATGAAGTAAAATAAAAACAGGATTTCTCCTGCAGACTCTTGACGCTATGACCTCCGGATGCTATAGTGTATTTAGGTTTTTTGTTTGTCCGGAGGACACAGCCTTGGTTCGTGCACTGCCTATGCACGAACCATTTTTTATTTTCTGTAAATTTTTAACAATTCAGCAAATTCTTCCGGTGATCCCAGATCTTCATAAGCCCCCAGTCTGTCAGCAATGTTCCCGTATAAAACGGTCTGGTCCTGCTGCCACTCCATTCTGACTGATCCGGCTCTGCTGGCGGGGATACGATAAGTTTTGCCATTCGGATTCTTTACGGTAAGTCTTCCCTGCTTCATTTCCGTTTTTCCCTTCTCTCCATCTGCCATAACTTTCCTGCATAGATCATCATGGACACCCCTATTGCCAAAACGATTCTCTGGACAGTATTGTCAATGATCCAGATTGGAAGGTATGTGGCCAAACTTCCGATCAGAGCGGAATCAATTACATCTTTCATATCAATTCTCCTTTGGTTCTTCAGGTTTCATCTTCTCGATAAACCGCTCCAAATCACTGCCACGGACTTTGCGGCTTCCATTGCCTTTTCCAAGAATCAGGTAAGGCAACTGCCCGGCGTTCATCAAATCATAAACTGTGCCTACATTCACAAGCAGGATCTGTGCTGCCTGTTTTGCTGTATATAATGGTTTGTATGGTTCTACCATTTCTTCTTTATCCCCTTTCATTGTTTCTTTTACGACATATTTTTCTGATTTTTATAAAAAGTTAATGAGATTGTCGAACGACTTTCATTGCTTTCTCATCTGATTCCCCTTATTCTGTATGCACAGGGCAGTGACGTGCCCGAGTACATACAGAAAGGAGATTACATATGTTAAGTGCTGATGCAATGGCTTTTATGAAACGCCTCGGTGATGCATACAAAGAAACGGGTGTCAATTGTTTTGATTCTCACCATTACATGGATATTCCTAATCATTCAGCAATCATTGAAGAATTGATGAATGCAGGATATTTATCCTGGAAAGATGATCGTCAAAATATCCTCGGCAGCGTAGTTGTCAACTTTGATGCATTTGAAGGAGAGAATTAAATCTGCTCCTTCAGTTCCAGCGGCTCTTTCTTCAGATCGGGCTGCTGGAACATATCTTTAAGTTCTGTACTTCTCTCTAGAAATTCTTCAATACTCATTCCTTTTTCAAATGAAAAGCTATTGACATCGATTTTCATATCCAGAGTTGGATGAGGCTTTCCATTTTCATCTAATGCCGAATATTTCAGATCGGTAACTCCTTCGCTGATGCATTTTCCATCCAGAAATGCGTAAGTTCCTATTCCATCTGTTGCAATCATTAATTTGGGTGTCGTTGTTTTCTGATTCATTTCTGTGACTTCTCCTTTCTTATGCTGTTTTCTGATCTTCTTTGTTTCTCGATAAATCTCGATTTTTGTCGAATTTCTTCGGATTGACTTTTTACTGTTATTCTCCTATTCTGTAATCACAGGCACCGCCATGCCTGAATATTTACTCTAGGAGGTATCTATGGGAAAATTAACAAATTTAAAATCATTCCCACAATTTTCTGTTGACTTCGGGGATAATTCTAGTTCCAAAACCATTACAGAATCTGCCCTCTTTGCATTAGATTCGCTTCTTTATGTCATGAATCTGTCTTTGCCTATACAAGCTTATCCAAATGCACTTATCGCTTTTTCACTTCACCATACTCATCCTGTTTGTTATAGAGAATCTAATTTAATTATTTTAAGTTGTGATAAAAACAAGTGGAATCAAGCCACTTACCAATTAGCTCATGAAATATGTCATCTTATGATTTCTGGTGAAGTAGTCTCCGAACTTTGCTGGCTTGAAGAATCTATTTGTGAACTTTCTTCATATTTCTTTTTGCCAAAAATCACCAAATACTGGCTTCGTCTTGGTCGCTCAAACAATATTGAAACTACCAAGCAAAATTACGCTCCCTACTTCGAAAGTTATGTCATTGCAGATCAGGAAAAAGTGGAACCTTTTGACTTATCACTATTAATTTCTGACCCAAACGCCAGTGAACTGTATTCATTAATGAATAGTCATGATCTTCGAAAGAAAAATGCTTATATTGCCGTCAAACTCTTACCTATTTTTAAAAAATATCCTAAGACATGGCGTGCAATCCCATTTCTCTCTAAAATCCCTTCTGGTCTTTCACTTTCTGATTCTTTAACAAAATGGATAGAACTCTCTCCCATAGAGGCACATACTGGCTTGCAGAAAATGGCTGAATTATTTGGTGCATCAATGCCGTTTCCGTCATAAATTCTTTTGATCCGTAGTACGGAATAAGAAACGGATATGGATTACACTTCTCAATGGCAAGATTCAGTTTTCCGCACAAACTAAGTCTTGCCATATTTGACAGACTCTCTTCCGCAGACATTGCATATGCAGGAGTTCCTGGTTTTCCTGTAGGACAGTTCATATCGTCTCACCTCCTCTGGTCAAGAACTTCCATGAAATTTGTGTAAAATATCTTTTATCAAATTATTATTTTCTTCTGTCATTTCACACATTTCTTTCACGTAGCCATCTACTTTCTTGAAATAGTAGGTGGCTACTATTTTGGCTGTAATCGCTGATGCAATTACGGAGACTACAAGCATTGACATTTCATTCACTCCTTTCTGGTATTAAACTATTGACATTTCACCACAACTTTCCTACTCTTGTGATATAGGCACTGGTATGCCTAATACTTAACCTAAGGAGAATGTCCATGGATAAAAAAACTTTTGAACATTTTAATTTCATCCCTGAGTTTCCCGATTTTCCTGATCCATCCTCAATCGCTGGAATTTCAAAAGAATCATTAAAAGAATTTGAAAAATCCGAAGCTTACAAAAAATATGTACTTCCTACTCTTGAACGTGAAAAACAATTAAAAAGGCAAAAACGCTCAGAATGGTTCTGGATTAAAGGATTATTAATACTCAACACTATTTTCGCTGGAACTTCTGCTATATGTGCAGTAATATCATTGTTAAAATAATTAATAACAACACTGTGTCCAGAACTGCAATAGCCTGTAGGGATGTCTGCGCCTTCCGTAATTTCTCAATATTCTCACTGGAATGCGCTTCCATTCCTGCTGTGTAGGCAATAAGCTCGTTTCTCTCACTTTCTGTCATGTCTTGGTATCTTACCTTATTCGTTTTCATTTCACTCCTTTCTGGTATCAAATCTCCTCTACGCTCCCTTCTCTATTCCAAAAAGGTAATTTGCATCAATTCCAAATTCTCTTACAACATTGATAATCGAAGCTATATCTGCGGCACGCATAATGCGCCTGCCATTGAGCATATCGCTTAACTCTTGTGGTGTATAACCTGCTTTATTTGCTATTGCCGCCTGCTTTAATCCTTTTTGATTTATTGCTTTTTTTAATTGAATTGCCACAATGCTGTTTGAATCTGCAATGCCAAGCATCTTGTATCCTCCTTTCATTATTAACAAGTTTCTTATCAATACGTATAATATAACAAGTTTCTTGTTTTGTCAATACAGTTTTAATAATTTTCTTGTTGTTTTGTATTGACATACCAAGATTTTTGAAATAAAATACCTATATAATAAATACAAGCGAGGTGAACAAAATGAGTGTTGGAAGTAGAATAAGAGAATTACGCGAAAGCAAGAAAATATCGCGTTCTGAATTTGCAGATAAGTTAGGTGTTACAATAGGTGCTATTTCTAATTATGAAAATGAAGTCAGTTCCCCAAAGGAACCTATTCTTTTTAAAATAATGGAAGTTTTAGGATGCGATGCGAATTATCTTTTTCAAGATTCAATTGATATACCTTGCATGAAAGATAACTTTTCCGTTGCTGAACATAATCTTATAAAAAAATACCGCGAACTTGATGCTCACGGTAAAGATATGGTTACTACTGTTCTCCAGAAAGAATACGATCATATTATCGAACTTCGTGATTCTGCTCCGCAGATAGAGGAATCGTCCGAAGAATCAGATAACATTACTACTATCGATGTTCTCGCCGCCCATGCCCGAACAGACGTTGAGCAGACACCGGAGGGTGTTCAGCATGATCTTGATATTATGAATGATGATTCAGAATGGGAATAGAAAGGAGATTTTTATTATGATGTATCCATTTATGACACTTAACGATAACACAGAAATAGTTCACTCTGAATCCA